TAGTCAGCGACCCGGTGAACTCATACAGATAATTATTGCGCAGATCCTTGGGACTCACTCGGCGGGGGGCATCCTCACCAGTGACGCTATACCACTTGTCAATACTCACGAAACGGCCATAAAGTGGGACTACCTGGGCAATCATTTCTTTCCAAGCATTGGCTTGCAACTGCTCAACAATGGTGGACAAATGCTCCTCAGCCGCATCCATCAAAGCCATAGTTCCCCTCGCAGTACGCGGAGCATTACGGTAGTTGCTACTGCCTCCAATGCTCGGGCTGAAGGTCAGCCTGTCAGCATATCCTAGCAGGGTCTGGAAAGATGTATGGAAATTGGCCAGCGGCTCTTGGGCAAAGGCGGGGAAGACGACACTGTTTGGGTCAGCAATAGCAACTCCCATACCTGGAGCAATGCCATCTAGTAGCTGATCGTTACTGGCCAAGCCAAGATTGCTGTAGAGGAACCAGGGATTCGTCTTGATAGCCATGGCATTGGCCGTGTTGTTCATGACGTTATCAACTTCAAGGTTAATAGCGTACAGAATTTCAGCCATGCCAATGCCGTAGAAGCGGTCGGGAACCGGGATATACACAGAACTGATGAAGGGCCTCTTGCCATGCGGGAAGGTTTCGTCGTGATACTCTACTCCTGCGATCTTTCGGATTTCATCTGGCAAGAAGTAAATAACATCAATAGGCTCATCATCGCCATCCACATAATCCCGAACATAGATTTCCCAAACCATAATCTGGTTGGGGTCAATCTTTCCATCCTTAGTTGTAAGCTCAGTCCCCGTGTTGCCGGTTTCACCGATGACCTTATCTCGTAATGCGGCGGACTTGCTCTCGGGGTCAGCATTACGCTTCAGCCCCTTGAGAGCATTTAGCTCGGCCTTCGTCAGCTTCCAGTCACCATTATCGACCAGCGTTTTAATTTCATCATAAGTGTACCACGTTCTGTGCGCAACCCAATCAGCGGACTGTAAACACGCAGAGCGATACGGCAGATAAATGTCTTCTAGCTCGACAAGTTCAATGACGGGGCTATCCCGTTCAATGACGTTTCGGAATACCTTAATGTCTACCTCGTCGATTTTGTCGCTCTCTTGGAATTGTGCCCTCGCCTTGAGCTTGCGCCGGTCCTCAGTGAACTCAACTGCATACTCGTCCTCTCCAAGTTGTTTGACATCAATGACGGTATTCTTGTAGTCGCCAAGTCCAAAAATCTCCGACAGCATTTCCTCTGGAGACTTTGGGGTTAGGGCCTGGATCTGCTCACCCAGCAGATTAATGTCTCCCGGCATATACATGCTACGGAGGGTGTGCACCTCAATAGCCCTGCGCCATGTCCGCTCCCACCGGATCTTGCCCACGCTAGTCCCGTCAATGAACATATTGCGCAGATAGTTTTCAAGAGTACGGTAGAAACCAGGAATATCATTACGGAACGCCCAAGAGACGAACCGCTCGATATTCTTGATAGATTTCATGTCTACATCTACGCCACCAGGGGCAGTGATCTGCACAAAAGGATCGGCCCTCCACAAGGCCGACATCACTTTTGGCACAGCCATCTCTACCTTTTCCATGATAACGGGTAAATGTATATCCGCTGCGCCCTTCCAAGGTACCGTTGCGTCATACCCGCCGGGATCTTTATAGTACATCTCGCGCAAGTCTTCGCGCTTATCGAACAGGGCACCACGATCAGCCTCAGACTTTTTAATCTGATGCCAGAAGTATTCTCCACGTTCTTTAAGAAATGCCGGTTTAGTTTTTACCATACGTCCCGTCCTTGCCGCAACATTCGGGCTAATGAATGATACTTGGCATTGGTCATGACCATGTATCTAATGCAATCTACGCAATCATCATTAGTCTTGAGGGGCTTCTCCATAGGATCAGCACCAGTAGCCTTATGTTGCGCGGACTCTGGTTGCCATACAAAGTTCAAAAATTCGTGGACTACCCTGGGGCAGTTGTTGAAGATTACTAGCTGCGGCCCAGTACTCCACTCAAACGTTTCATCGACCATAATCATTTCATTGATCTTGTCGATGCTGGCCATGTATCCCATCTTGTACGCGGACATTAGGGATATGCCGTGTTGGCCAAAGGCCATTCTCGTTGTAGCGTTGCCCACCCGCTCAAAGGTATTAGCAGAAGTGTCAATTAGACGGAGAACTACTGGCTCTGAGTCGGCCCCTTGGTACCATGTCCCATCAGCTCGGCGTGTCCATCCCTCAACCTCTTTGATGTATTCGCTGAACTGCTTGATAGTGATAAGCGAGTCAGTATATACGTCCCGGTATATGTACCATGTGTTGTCGGGGCTAATAGCGATCCATACAGCGGCGAGAGGCTTGCGCGGCGAAGGATCAATCGCCATCATTCGGGGCCAGCTCTCCGGTATATCGAAAGGATCTACCAAGAAAGGGGGCCTAGGTTCCCACGCCTTGAATACGGCTCCCGCCAAGTGAGCGGGCTTCCCGTGCAAGCGGGACTGTAGTTCATCGGGGCGCAGCGAACGAATAAACTCGTCTACTGCTTTATCCTCAAGATGCCCCCCACGGGATTTGCGGTTGTCGTCAATGCTGATGGAGATTAATTCTGTGCTGCTGCCTGGGGTGTTCGCCTCGGCCATTAGTTCGGCCATGAAGTGAGATGCCTTGATCGGCGTTGCTGCGATCCACGCCCGGCCTGAAAAGTCAATCAATCCTCGGGTGAGCGCAATCCACTTGTCCCGTGTGGGGGGTTCATCGCTGACAACAAAATGGCCAGAAGCACCTTCTAATGCCGTTGTGGCTTGCTCCTGGCTTAGTACATGAATCACCGATCCGTTGTTAAATTCAACAGCTACAGGGTGTCCTTGATTATTCTTTTTTATTTTGGCTACACCTTTTGGTAGCCACTCTTCCATTTTCGGAAGAAATACTTGCGTCCCGGCAACCTTCAAGTTCTCCAGCAGATGATACCCGCGATTAGGAACAGGGATTGGGTTCCCATCGTCAAGCCGCACAATGCGGTCAGGGTGATCTTCTGGTAGCCAGGGCCGATATCCTAGGGAGTGTGCAATCTCCTCGACAGTTGAACACACAGATTTCCCGCTCCGGTTAGACCCAAATAGCAACCTTGTGCGGGCGTTAGAGCCAAAAAAATTTACTTGGTTTCCAACAGGTTTAAATGTTACAATCTTGTTATCTCGATAGTATCGCTCTAAGGCTTGTACGTCACGCGCAATCTTCTGCAAAGCGGAAAGTGCTTCCGCCTTATTATCAATTTTTGCCTCAGAGTCCTTCATGCACACTCCCTAATTGCGGGGGCCGGGTATCCCGACCCCCACATATTGCATTACTAGACGTTAGCACCAACAATACCACGCCAGTCCCAGGCCGCAGTAGCGCAACGGAAGCGGGAGCCAATACGGACACCAGACTTCACGTAGTCCACTTCGGACCAGTTCTCGGGGGTAATGCGCCAGTACCAATCCAGCATATGATCATCACTCAGCAGGAACCAGTCAACATCACTGGTCATGAACTGCGAAGCCACAACGGCCAGACCCTCGCGGGACACGGCGTTGATCTCATTGCTGTAATAGTTACTGGACGGAGAAGCAGTCTCCATCGTGCTGTCCAACACCTGCGCGGTCGTAAACCGCAGAGCGTTGGGAATAACGATCTTGGCAGCCTTCTGGAAAACGGGGATACCACGGTCATCCACCTGACCTTCCAGGGCCAAGATAGCTTCCTCGACTCCAGCAATAGACATGGCGGTGGTAATAATGTTATCACCAGTGGTGCCATTCAGCGTGGAGTGAGAGGCACTAACCAGGGCCACACCATCAGGCGTGGTAACACTGGTCTGTGCACTGTTAAGGACATCGTGCCCCAGGACTTCCTGAGTAGCACGGCCAGCCCTGAGCATCAGAGGCATGCGGGCGGCAACGATCTTGTTGCCTTCCTTATCCTCAATGGCCTCCTGCGACACCAGATGCTGCTTAGCATAGGTGACCACAGTGGCACGAGCAGTCGGACCCTGGATCATGTCATCCGAAGCGGCATCAACCAGCTCGGGCTTACTCTGGAACAGAGTGAAGCCACTGACAGTAGCCCCATCAATCCAGCCAGTATCGGTGGACTTGACATTCAGGAACTCGGCAAACTTCATAGGATGTTCCTTGAAGTCGTGGCCGACGATTTCTTCAAGATAAGGTTTTACGTTAGCGTAAAAATTATCAAGAGCAGTGCGGTTAAGAGCCATTAGTAGTCACCTCCTTAAGTATCAGTATCAACCATGTGGTCGAAGTTAACGAGTTTGACGCGAACAATAGGAGTCTTGTTGGCAACGTAGGTACTCGCGTTGTTCGGAATTTCCGTAGCCAGACCCTGAACCTGCACAACTACAGTAGCCGTAGAGGGGAAAGTCGCAACAAGCGCGCTTTCGTCAACAACGCCCTCACTATGGTCGGCAGCTTCGCCACCAGCAGTAACCAGAGGCCCCCAACGATTAACATCGGACGACAAGGTAAACGCACCATCCATCAGGGCGTAGAACTCCATATCATAGTCGTCAGTAATGATCAGCTCAGTCTCGACACCGGGAGTGGCATCAACATGATGGCACGCCACGCCTTCGGCCTTGAGTCCAAGAACCCACGGGATTGCATACCCGCTGGAGATAGACACAGGCCAGCCCTTATAAATCTTATCACTAGCATCAGGAGCAACACGCAACTTGCGGTACTTTTTGCACTCGGACGCGGGCTGAAGACCAAAGGGGCCATCGAAAATAGAAACAGCCATTTAACTACCCTCCTTCTAGGGTGTAAATTTTAAAGCAAAACAAACACAGGCGGGTAGCAATCGACTGCCCAATAAAAGTGTACACTTAGTCTTTGCGGCCAGGGAAGTCAGTAATGCGTGTGTGCCGAATCTCGGCACCAGTCTCGACCATCTTAAGCTGGGCATCGGCCTTAGCTTGCTTTTCGGCCTGTCGCGCATCATATCGTTCTTGACTGGCAAATGACAGCATACAGTCGCGGCCCTTCATGAAATAATCAGTCTGTTCATTCAGGCCCTGAAACTTGTCGAACAGGTCACCAAGTTGCTTTTCAACCTGCTGGCCTAGCTCGGAATCTCGGCGCACTGGTTCCCAGATACGCCATCCAAGTTTCTCATTGGCATACGGGTTCTGCCAGGAAAAGATCAGACCGGCCACCACTGGCAGATCCTCCTTTACCTTACGCATCACTTCCTGATCGTACACCTGTCGAACTTTCTTAGCCATTATTCCTCCCCTTGGTCAGCCTCTGCTCGGGCGGCGACACGTTCCAAAAAGTCTTCGTCACCAACCGGGATCAAGTTCGCCAAGTCTCGCCGCACATCGGCAGTCTTGGACAAGAACTCGTCTTCTACCTTCTTGGTCGCACCAGTAGGTTTAGCGGGTTTAATCTTTCCCATGGGACCGCCACCAGCGTCCCTACGGCCAGCAGGCTGAAGGCCCATGTCCAGGCCGACAGCGTTTGCCGCAGCAAGCAGAGAGTCTTCACGATCAAGGCCATGCTCCCCCATGTACGTGTCCACGGCCTTGTAGAACTCGGACTCCTCATCCTTAAGCTCAGGCCAGTTTTTATACGCCTGCTCGTCCATCTGCTTGGCCTTGGCCTTTTTCTCCTGAGCAGTGGTGAGCTTGGTGTACTTCTCCTCCACAGCCCGCTCGATAATCAGATCGTCCAGAGCCTCAAGCTGAGACTCCGTGACTTCCTCCAGATTCAGCGTTCGCTTGAACTGGCGCAATTCAGCCGCCGTGGCGGACTGAAAAAATTTCTCATCATACTGCATAGTTTAAAAATCCTCCCATCTGACGATCATTTCGTACACTGCGGAAATTCCGGCGATTACGCCTTTTGCGTAACCCATGGCTTCCTTGGCTTCGTGCAATGTCTCGGCCTTATCTAGTTCGGTCATTGTCTGGTTCTGCACGTTAGCCGCCACGGTTTCCTTGAGCTTTTTGAGTTCGGCCAAAATTTCTTTCTTTGTCATCATTACCTCCCGTAAAGCAAGGGGCAGAGGGAAGGCCGGGAGGAAACCTTACTGATCCTCCGACCCCTCGCCTTCGTCCATAACTTCGTAATCAGCTTCTAGCTGATCTCCCAGCTCGGCCACACGATCCTGAAGCGAACTAAGACCTTCTATGTCCACATTCAAGAACTGGAGCCGTTTGATCGAGCCGCCAACACTTTCGACAAGCTGGCGCAGGTTAGCGGGATTCAAGTCTCCGCCGATGTCACGATCATTCAGCCGGTCCGCCCGATCCTGAAGCTTGCTGGCTTGGTCGAGCAGAATACCGGCGGTCACCGCAATTTGCTGGCCGGTCGGCCCACTATGCTGCACAGAAACCAGATTGCCCTCAGCGTCCCTACGTTCCACGCGATCATGGGTGAGCGAATCCGGGGTGATCTTGTCGAGTGCCTGCTGGGCCTTCTCGGTGATCTGGCCGGCCATTTCCTCATACGCCTTGGCCCGTGCACGTTTGATGACATCATCTTCATGCTTGGCCCTGCGCAATTGATATTCAACAGTCTGGTAGGAACACCCTACCTTAGCTGCTATTTCATTATATGTAGTACCTAATGCACGTAATTTAATAATCTCTTCTCTTTTACTGAGAGATAAATTATGTCTATGCTTCTTAGGTAATCTCTTTGTCTTTCTTTTATATTTATTATTATTATTAGTACTCATATCTTTCCTTTACCTCCCTTAATAAATACTAATAGTAATTAAGGTCTTCTTTCATTATTAGTATACCATGTATTTACTATACTTTCAAGACTATTTTAAAAATAATTTATAAGTTATTATATATCAATAGAATAAAATTTACCTGTTTCACCAGATATAGTGCTTTTTACCCTGCCGGAAAGTTTAGAAATTATATGTTCAGATGGTGTGTTACACACGTGTAGAACATATTGAGGCAGTCCCCCACACATAACACAACATCTAGTGGTCCCCCACGCTCCGCATAACTACATATAGTGGCTAGATACTTACCATGCCTAATTAGGCAAAGGGCCTTTTGGCTGCCGAAGCAGTCACACCGCCTAATTGTTGGGGGGAATCGGCGCGTGGACCCCTGTGCCCCTGGCAAATCGGATAACATGGTATTAATACTACTGTATCCATATGTCCACAATGTTGGAGCTCCCTGGCGAACTGGACAAAAAGGTATTAATACTCTTTTATCCAGTACCCGTGGCCCAGGGATTGTGTACAAATGGACACATGACGTTTTGGCAATGTGGGTATGTCACTATGTCATACCTGTCAGCAGCCCCGGTAGCCTGTCACCTTGTCATGTCACTATGTCATACCTGCTATGGCCATCGGTAGCCTGCTCACATCCTATTGCCCCCCCCAACAACTTGCCATTTTGTCTCAAACCTGCCCATCCTAACCGCTTGCCCGCCAACAACTTATGATCCGGTTGACAGAATGTCTGCAGATATCCCGTAGTTTTTGTACAATCTGTCATAAATTGCCGGTTGGCACAGATCTTTCTGCTGATGGGGCGCTGTCTCTAAGTTGTTGCCATGACGCAACTTACAACTTTTTTTCTGGAATTTGGCATTGTGGCATCGGACATGCTAGTCTTGGGCAGACCCGAAGGGGTGGACGCCGATGGACCCTACGGACCCGGAGCCCCTTCAACGGAAGGTCTGATCTGGTGGCTAAACTGGCGAGCATACCAAGGCGAAAGCCGAGATTGCACAGACCCTAGTCCCTTGCACACTAGCAGATTCCGTCAAATGGTCTAGGTTGGACTGGACGCCAGCAGCCGATCCGGTGCTACAGGCAATGAGCCGCCGCCCCATAGGTGGACATGGGCCTACCGGGAAACGGGATAACCAGACCCGTCAAAAACTGTGTACAGGTGCCTGGACTACCGTACCAAATAGCCCACCAACCCAATGCAGGGGAGATAAAAACCCCTGAGCCTGTACCGCTAGTGGGGCGGGACCGAAGGCCGGATGGGACGCTAATACCTTGAGTCTTAAGGGATACCTTAAGCCGGGGTGACCGTCGATTGGGTTGCGT